ACCGATGAGTCACCTGGAGAGAAGATAATTACACTGAAGGGCATACGAAAAGAGTATCGGGGTATGGCAAGCAAAGAGGCGCAATTAGATTGGCGTGGAAAATTCTCTTCTAATGAGGGGGTATCTACTTTGATTCCCTATAAGGGCCCCGCGGAAGAGATATTGGAAGATCTAAAAAATGGCATCACCTCTGGCCTGTCTTATTCGGGGGCCCGAACGATTCTTGAGTTACAAGCCAAAGCAAAATTTGTTCGCCAAACAGGAGCCAGCTTAATTGAAAGCTCCACTCACATTCTAGGGAAATAATGAATGTCGGATTACGGTGAAAATAAAAAACAGATATGCTTTGAAAGCACCCCAAAACTTCATGCAGATTTAAAAATACGTTTGCATTACGATGAAATTAAGATTAAAGATTTTTTTAATAAAGTACTCATGGGATACATAAATAAAAATAAAAACATTATAGCCTTTATAGATGAAATAAAAGAAACAAAAGGCGTATCGCAAATACGGCGAAATAAAGCAAAAAAATCCAAACAAAAGCAAGAAAATATTATTCGCCAGTTTGCTTTAGACGAAACAGAAATAGAAGATATATTTGATATTTTAGAAAAGGAGCACCCAGATTTATGAGAGAATGTACAAGAAAATGTGTGGTTAATAAAAAAGAATGTGCGGAAAAACAGTGCCGAGCATGGATTGATTATAAAAAAGATTTTAATTGCAGCAATGTAGCCATTAAGCGCCACGGAAATATGACACTGGCAGAAATTGCAAAGCGGTTGAACCTAAGTATCGTACGTATTAAACAAATACAAGATAAAGCTTTACAAAAATTACGAAAAAAGAGACATTTAAAGGCTTTCTAACTATTTATTTAAGAACAGCGCCAGAAGTACTGGCAAATCGTTATACTAAGGAGAAAGATAATGAGTAAAAAGAATTTATTGAAAGAGGGAACTGTCCGTCGTTTCATGAAGTTGGCTGGTACTGGCATATTAGCGAGTGATTTTTTGGTTGAACAAGCGCCACCCGGAGAAGATCCACTCGCAGACCTAGGTGAAGAACCAGGTGAAGAGCCAGGTGAAGAAGAAATGGACTTTGCCGATGTAGAGATGGAAGAGCCTGGTGCCGAAGAAGAGCCTGAAGAAGAAGAAGAAGGTGATATTGAGGACGCTGTTCGCGCCATGGTGGATGCTATTGCCGATGTTGCTTCTGACTTTGGTGTAGACGTTGAAGTTGGAGAAGAAGAGGCGGCAGAACTAGAAGTCCCAGAATTTGAGGGCGAAGAAGAAGAAGCAGAAGAAGAAGGCGGACTTGAAGGCGAACTTGAAGGTGGACTTGAAGGCGAAGAAGAAGAGGGTGAAGAGATGGCGCTTCAAGAAGGCGACGGTGTTGAAGCCGTATACGGCACTCAAGCGTGTAAAAACAAGTGCACTGCCAGTCATAAGAGCTATGATGAACACGAATGCAAAGACTGCAAAGAGTACGCTCGCACATCGGGAGGCCGGGCCACACACAAAGAGGCGCTGGAACATATCGACTACATCGACGAAGATGCTGTAATGAACGAAGTTTTTCACCGAGTGAAGAATCGACTGGTTCAAGAGAAACGCACTGATGATATGGCTTCTGTGTTGGCCGAAAGAATCGCTCGGCGTATGAATAAACGACGCTAATACTGAGGTATAAATGTATGAATTCCTTTGGTTTCTAGGCGGCGCAGTTGCTTATAAATTTCTTGCCATTTTGCTTGGCATAACACAGATTACATACGTTATCCAACAACTCCAAATTAACATATTAACATTTCTAGGAACCACCTTAGAAGACATTGCTTATATTAAGGCTTTAAAATATAAGACGATGAAAGAACTTAAAGTGGATCCCAATCAAATTAAAAAAGCTAAGATGCACGATGAAGAATTTTTTGAAGAATGGAAAAAGTCTTGTATTGAAAATATTCATAAATCTGTACCTAGTTATATTAGGCTATCTTTTGACAACTGGCAAGAAAGTATGGCCCTTTTAAACGAGGTTTACAGGAGACGCATCGATGACGAAGAAAAAAGAAAAAAGTAATTTAATTAAATGGTTTATTGATGAAGGCGCACTCAAACAAAACGGTAATCTTTATATTGCTGAGCGCGCCTTTCGAGCAAATTCTGTTATAAGTTGGATTAAAAAAAACTCTCTCAATAAAACATTAAATAAAAAAGAGATTGAGGAGAGCATGCTCACTGTTAGATTATTTTTACAAAATAAGATTAATCTTGAGTGGAAAGATGGTATAATTAATGTACTTACTTCATCACTGGATGAAGAAGAAAATATTTGTGTCGAAAAACCAATAGAGGGTAATGTATGAATTTTGCAAAGAAAAAAGACAAAGGTAAAGAGAAAGACACAAAAGAAGATTTAGCTTCTTTAATTTTTCTTGACGCCCCCAAAGAGCCTCCAAAAGTTCGCATGATAGGCCTTTTTGGCAATTTAGATGAAGAAATAGCCGCTGAAATAATCCAATCTTTTATTGTTCTTAGGGAATATGGGAAAGAGGAAATATATGAAAACCCAGAAGATCCCGATTCTCTAATCAAAGAAATTACATATAAGCCTATTGATTTTTATATTTCAACGTGGGGAGGAGACGCTAGAGGAATGTTTGCTATTTATGATTTAATGCGAACAATAAGAGAAGATTGTGATATAGGAACACATGGATTAGGAAAAGTAATGTCCGCAGGTGTTTTGCTTTTAGCGACCGGAACAAAAGGAAAAAGAAAAATTGGTAAGAATTGTCGAATAATGCTACATAGTATTAGAGGAGATCAATGGGGCGCACTCCATAACCTTGAGAATGAAATGGAAGAGATGCGTTGGATTCAAGAACAGCATATTGATGCACTTGTACAGGAAACAGATATAACAAAAAGACATTTGAAAAAACTATTGGATAGAAAAGTTAATGTTTATTTAGACGCAAAAGAAGCTGTAGAATATGGGATAGCGGACATCATTGTATGAAGAATGTTCAAGAGATGGTACATAAGATGGTGCAACAAGCGGGCGTCGCACAAGCTAGGGTGGTCGCCCGAATGGTTTGGTGCCACCACCTTTAATGATAACCTCACAGAAAAGATTAAAAAGTTTCAGAAGAAATACAATTTAAAAAAAGACGGCATATGCGGCCGCCACACTTATAAAATACTTGTTTTGAGAAGACGCAGATTTATAAAGAAGATTAAGGCAAAGAAAACTAATTATAACAATGGTTGATATAAACAAACTAGTAGACGGCTATTATGATCCAAACAACTTGAAAACCAACAACTTGTTCCGACTTATAGAGGAACAAATGAGGCTCTTCGAAGATGCGCTTCCTGGCGGCGGTTCGGGCGACACAACTAGCTTTGACATGCCTTTCCCGCGACCTCGAATAACAGAGAACTTTGGTGTGCCGGGCACAGAAGATCGCAGGTTAATAGAAAACTTTGCTAAAAACATTGCTCCATCCGGCGACTTAAAAACAAAGCTAGCGGCAATCAATAGTATAATAGCTGAGAAAAAAGAGAACGCCACCATTGGCGAGATCCTGGCGACGATGGTTATATGCGAGATTTTATACACTATCATTTCTCGGTTTACTGAGTCTGCTGGTGGCTTTATTTTTGAAGGATTTTTAGCGGGATTATTTGGGGGGGAATCAATCCAGATTACAAGTCCCGAAGACATCCCCGGCATGAAGGCATCTGGAAAGCCAATCACTGATGTGCAACTTCACGATAAACACTACTCTTTAAAGCTGCTGGGCGAAACAACAGGTGTCAAAGGATCGTTTCGCAACATGGTGGAACATTTTGCTTCAGTCCCTCATATTTACTATCTTGATGCGCGCCGAATCGGTACAGACCAAGGGTTAGAGTTCGGAGAATTTAAAATTACGCTGCTCAGTTTTTTGAAAGCATTTGTGGACCCGTTTTTAAAAGAAGTAACAATCAAAGAACCAGTTCAAGTGGTAAGCGCCGGAGAATTTAAGGAGCTACTGAGTCAATTAATTAAAAACAAACAGGCTATCAAGCTCATTAGAACAGGGACACCTCTTCCAAGTCTACCATCTAATTATTTTACATATTCTCCGAAACATGGCGAGCCGCTAAATTTAATGCACGAAAAACAGATGAAATTAAGTAAAGATGACCTGAATAAAGTGATTGATATTGTTTTTAACACTCCTTCTGAGGAATTACAAGAGTATGCTCCTTTTACGATCACGTACGCTGAAGCCAAGTTTGAAGGGACAAAGGCTGCAGCTTTATTCGGTTCATATACGATGGTCGAAGCCGTCGAAGAGGCAATCGCAGCGGGTGACGAGAAAAAGATACTCACGTTGCTGAGAAGGACCCCCGGATACGCATCCGGTGAAGGTGAATCACCTCTACAATTTGAGTTTACGAGGACGCAAGCAGAAAGCATAGAAGGCTTCCAACATCTAGGCACGCTTATGATTGGGGAGGAACACATGAAAAATGCGTGGTCGATGTACGCGGACCTACTGCAAGAGACAATGTTCCCGGTTTATCAGCAACTTAAAGAATTTTCAGATAATGTTAATAATTATTTCTTAGGCGTTGGCGATGATGAATCAGCCGGGGAAGATCGCAAACAATATGCAGTTGACGCAATTAAAAATGCAGTTGGGCTAAGAGATGCAACTGAAGACGCAGTTGAAAAAATTGAAAAATAACTTGACAATTCATATATAATAGATTATATTTAAGCAACGGAGGATTAATGTCACGTCGATACGAATCAGGCACCAACCTACAACAAAAAATTCTAAAAGGAGTAAACCTCCTAGCTGATAATGTCGCCTCAACATTGGGGCCACGTGGCAGAAATGTCATTTTACACCACCCCGGCCAAAACCCAGTGATCACAAAAGATGGAGTTACGGTTGCCAAATTTGTAGAACTTGAAAACCCATTCGAAAATGTGGGGGCACAAGTTTTAAAGCAGGCCGCCGCGAAAACAAATGCGGAAGCGGGGGACGGCACAACTACTTCCGTTGTGCTAGCAAGGGCAATTCTTACACAGGCACAGAAGTATTTGATGGCCGGCAGCGCGCCAATCGAATTAAAGAGGGGCATGGATAAAGCCGTCGCAGCAATCGTAGAAAATCTTAAGAACATGGCCACACCAATCACGTCTACAGAAGATATTGCCCACATCGCAAATATTTCTGCTAATAATGATGAGGTCATTGGCAATCTAATCGCAAAAGCCGTGGACCTCGCCGGCAAGGACGGAGCTATCACAATCGAAGAAGCAAGATCAATAGAAACCAGCCTAGACGTTGCAGAGGGTTTTCGCTTTGGTTCTGGATACTTGGCTTCGGCCTTTATTACCGATGAAAAACGCGGACTTGTAAAATATGATGACGCTTTATTTTTAGTGACAGACGAAAAAATTGATAGCGTTGAAGACATGATGCCAGCACTAGAAATAGCCGCGAGAGAGGGGAGGCCGTTTGTTATCATTGCAGAGAATATAGAAGGCCAGGCACTTGCGGCATTAATTATGAATGCAATGCGCGGAACATTGCGGGTTGTCGGAGTAAAGGCACCGCGCTATGGAGAAGAAAGGCGCAACATACTTAAAGACTTAGCACTATCACTGGGTGCAACGTTTATCACTCGTCAAAACAACTTAAGACTGCGAGATATAAAATTAACTCACTTTGGGAAAGCAAAGACTTTTGAATGCTCCAAAGTTTTTACCACCATAGTTGGGGGCGCCGGTGACTTATCTCAAGTGGAGAAACAAATCGATTTGTTGAAAGCAGAACTCTCTCAGACTGAAAACTTACAAGAATGTGAGCGTATTCAAGAGCGGATCACAAGGTTAGCCAGCGGTATTGCGATTATTCGCGTCGGCGCTGCCACCGAGATAGAAATGATCGAGAAAAAACATCGAGTTGAGGATGCTCTAGAGGCAGTCAAGTCGGCGCAGCTTGAAGGAGTTGTCCCCGGCGGCGGCCTCGCGTTGATAAGAGCGAGCAACAGCGTTAAAGTCAAGGCCACAAACGACGATCAAAAACTAGGAGTCCAAATTATTTTGGATGCTGTTAGGGCTCCCCTTCTCCAAATGGCCGCGAACGCGGGGGAGTCTCCGGACATTGTTCTTTCTAAAGTGAAAGATAAAAAAGGCTCCATCGGCTTCGATTTCGTCAACCGTCGCACCACGGATTTCTTAAAGAAGGGTATCATAGACCCTGTTAAAGTTACTCGGTGCGCCCTACAAAACGCAGCATCAGTTTCTTCAACTTTAATTACTACAAACTGTGCCATTATAGAGCAGTAATACTATTTATTGTATAGGAGACTCCCCACTATGGAAAGTGATGCTGTGGCCTTTGCTGAAATGAATGGAAAGTTTGATCAAATCATGCAAAAATTAGAAACCGTTACTGACAAACAGGACGAGATGGCGCAAGACATCGCGAAAATTAAAGAAGCTGTTTACAATCCCGATGAAGGATTATATGCAAGACTTCGAGAACTTGAATCGTGGAAGGAAACTTCTACTCGCCTTATTTGGATAATTATTACGACAGTTTTGGGTCTTGGCGGCGCGGTCGCTTTTAAAACATTTTTATCTTGACAATTAATTAAAAAACATGTTATACTTATAGTAAGGAGGCACAAATGCGTGTTAACATTGCTTATTCGGTGGAACTAGAAGAAGTGCCAAAGTTGACCAAGAAACTTCTAGGGGATGCCACTAAAAATTTAGAGATTCTATTTAAAAAATATAAAACAATCAGCCACGAACTTGAGAAAGAGAATGAAACGAAAGCCCTTCAAGTGATGGACGAATGCAGGCGACTCATGGCCGCTGCCGATGCGTCTCTGGGCGATTGCCACAGCATATTGGGTGGATACCAGAGGACGCTTTTCCAACTTCAAGACGAAGGAGCATCGAATGATGTACTTGAAGACGGGTGATCTTATATATGTTCCTGCCGATACCACACTGATGGAATTTGATGAGACAATAGATCAGGTTGACCCAGAAAAAACATACATAGGGTCATCTCCAGTTAAATACCACAATTTAGAGAGGCCTACGAATGTGCTCTTACTGGATACTAAAAGCGATGACAACTGGCTTCCAATTTTATACAATGGAGAAAAGATGTACATTAATAAAAATGATATTTTACCACATCAGGAGGAAAGATGATTCAATTAGTTGAGGTCTGTGAATTGCTAACGGCTAGCAAAAATGCTAAACAAAAATTTACTCTGCGCGAGATATACATAAACCCTAAACATGTAATATCTTTAAGGGAAGATGCGAACTTTGAACGAAGACTGGGCGAAGGGGTGCTCCCGCCAGAGTTGGACGGTAGACAGCGATTCACGCGCTTGACCATTGACAAAGGCCATGCTGGCTTAGAAATCGTCGTCGTCGGAGCGCCTAAAATCGTTGAAGAAAAAATGAGGAGCGCCAAACGTGAACTCCTCCAAGGCTAGCCAATATTATTTTTTATGGGTAAGACATGAGTGTGAATGGTGTCAAAAGGCTCTGGAGCTATTAAACAGGAAAGCCATTTCTTACACCGTCTTTACGTGCGACGACAGTCCCGACCTGTTGGCAGAGGCAAAGAACAATTTTAATTGGCAAACTGTGCCGATTGTTTTTGAAGTATGCTCTAGCGGTACTACAAAATTAATTGGTGGCTTTACAGATTTAGAAAAACATTTGGAGGAAATAAATGATTCCGTGCAAGTTGTCACAAATCAAACAAAATAGTTTATTACAAGCAGACCAGACAAAAGTTAAATACGGGCAATATCTGTCTAGCTATTTTCATATTAAAGGGTACGGCAAGAAGTGCTGGGTCATCGCGGCACACATTGAGGTGGACCACGGCCCCTACTTGGCACAAGGGATGACAGGGGAACAGCTTGTTCGCGCATGTATCGAACACCTAAACTTTCCTCCTAAAAGCAAGTACGGCAAGAAGCGCCGCCGCCAGCCTCTTTATGGTAAGTTTCGAGAAGAGCCCCATTCTTTCAAATTAAAAACTAAGAATAACAAACAGATTATCGAAGCACTGCTGGTGACGGAGCGCAGACGCAGCAAGCATTTTTGGGGAGAGGGCATTAAGGCAAACTATTCTACATGGGGCCGAAGAAAAAAACTATAGTTTATGAAGTCAAAGAAGACTTCTGGTGGAAGTATATCATGAAGATAGAAAATGATAGAAAAATAACCGCCAATCTTTTATTTGAGTCAAGCGCAGACCCCCTTCCTGCGAGGGTGGAAACGCTCCTGTGTGAATATCACGCTCTTCTGGGGAAACTAGAAGAACTTTTAGACGAAATGGATGATCGCGAATTCTTTGTAAAAGAGCACAAATCTTTT